TCAATCAACAACTCATTTGTGCTGGCAATTGAAACAATAGAGAATCTAGAGTTTGCTCCAAGAGAATTGTTTCCAATTGTTGTAATACCAACAATATCACCAACTTTATATCCATACCCAGAAGATACAATTGTTGCGGCAATTGCTACACCATTGTTAATGGTAATATTTGCAGTTGCATTTCGACCTGTACCTGTAACATTAATTAAATTTACATCATTAAATGTATAAGTATTTGTGGATGGTGTATATCCAATGCCAGAATTAATTACATTTAGTGTTCCAGTTGCAATTCCAGCATTACCAACATACCTACCACTAGCATTTGTTCTTTCTTGTAAAATAATATTGCCCAATGTTAATCCAGAATCTTGAAGAGTTGAACCAAGTCCTACTCTAATTTTTCTTGAATTTAAATTGATAGAGTTTGGCATTAATGTTGGAATTTCGCCATTTCCTTCAGATAAATCTGGACTATAAACATTAACTGTACCACTTGATACGAAATTCGCTCTATAAAGAGTAAATTTCAAATCGTCCCATTGACTTGCTTCCCAAGTCGAAGCATTTTGCGATTTAAATAAAGATCCTAAATATGGTTGATTTGAAATAAATGTTTGGGTGATTAAATCACTTTCACCGACTCTTGAAATATAAACATTGTATTTTGTTGAAAGTGATGCAATACATATTGCATATTCCTTACCACCCTCCAAATAAACCGGAGATTGAAAGTCAAAAGTTGTTGGAATAGAAGAATCATTCGATATATTAACCTGAGATGGATCAATAATAATTTCTGAAAATGGTAATACCTTTTGAGTGGGATAACCATTTTGCATGGTTCTAATTTGGAATGTTACGGGAATATTTGCATCATCTTTTGATTGAAAAAATACATCACATTTTGTAATAAATACTCCAGTTTCATCTTCAACCAAGAAAGATTGTGCTAAAGGATCGTACCAAACAATGGTTTTATTTATTGATGGCGTTTGTGAAATTGTTTGTGTGGAAATAACTTGAGATCCTGTTGTTTTGGAAACAGGTTTCTGTTCAAATTCCTTTTTATTTTGTATTCTTGCATTTCTAATAGAAATAATATTTTCTTGTACAGTTTCTAAAGTTCCACTAGAAATAAATCCTTCTTCTGCAATTGTAGTAGCAGCATTTTGATCATTTGTGCTGCTATTGACTAGAGTAAAAACTTTAGTTCCAGTTTGAAATTTTGGATTTGAGGGAGAATTTGGATTTGCAATAAAAAAGCTTCCCATCAATGTAGCAGAAATATCCGATATCAATCTGATATTTGAAATAGTTGCCTGAGCACCACTACTTTGTCCAACTAAACTCATATTAGATTCTACCCACCCACTAAATCCACCCTCAGGTTGATTTGCAAGTGAAAAAGTATCTATATTTAGAATCGTAGATGTTGAAGAATAAGATTGGGGTAATGATTGATTGTTATATGGATTTGTTAAAAATACGGAAGTTGCGGAGTTATATGGACCTTCTTTATGATTTGATTGAGCAACTCTAAATTTTATTTTTGGAATTGAAGAATCTGGAACTGATGGTGAGAATCCTATATTTTGTCTAGATCCAATTACAGTTTCTCCTGGTTGAAAAACTCCGGAAATCATTGAAATTTCTAGTAATTTTGGAATACAATATTTGGTTACATCAATACCATCAAAGAAAGCATATATTTGAGTTAGTGGTTTTACTTTTTTGGCAATGAATTGGACATTTCTAGATCTCATAAAAGAAATGAGATCTCTACTTACAACTCTATCACCAACTGAAGTTTTATCAAATTGCTCTGTTACAATAGTTCTGGTTCCCGTTCTACTTTGTATTCCTGTCTCCTTTATTTCTTGAATAGTATCCTTATATACTGTTGTAATTTGATCAGTTATCCATTCACCACCAGTTAGATCTCCATTACCCCTGAGGCCTCTTTCCCCCCATCTTCCAGAACTAGTTGTTGTTTCTTTTCTATCTGCAGTATTAGTACTTGGTTCTTTACCTGTCCAAGAAGTTTCCCAGGCATTCCAAATTACTGGAGAAAATCCAGTTTGAGAATCTACACTTAAAGTTCTTGATGCAAGGGCAAGAGTTTCTGTATAGTTTCCTTCAGTATTGGTAATTTTTGCTTCAAGTCTAACTGTATCAACCCAAGTATCTGATGCTGGAGTAAGTTCAACTGAACCTTGCCAAAAACTTACAAGGAAAGGTGTTACACTTTCTGTTCTTGTTGCAAAAGTTTGTTTAATCCATTCAATTTCGGTGTAATTTAATGTTATGATGTCTTTATTCTTTACAATATTAGTTCCTTCTGGGGCAATATATGCAACATCTGAATTTGGAGATGTTCCAGAAGCAGATCCTACAATCAAATCCACTGCCGTTGTATAATGCTGAGGCCTTAACTCTTTATTTGAAATATCAATACTATTTTTGAAAGGAACTCTGTCTTCTTGTGCAAGAAGTGATGTAAAATTGTCAACAAAAAATCCAGATTTAAATCTGTTTAATCCGGAAGAATCTGGAACAAATAGATTTGCTGTATTGGTTTCAAGTAACGATAATGCAGTATAATATTCAAGATTTTTAATTCTATTTTCAAGTTGTTTAATATCAACCATCCTATATCTCTTATGCTCAAGAAAAGTTAAAGAGGCTTGGGATGCATTATAAAGATATGGTGGAATATCTATAGACGCAATTTCTAAAGCATCATCTATAGAAACAGGTTTTTCTGGTTTTTCTGATGGTGTTCCATATTTAATTTGAAATTTCCCATCTTTAGATAAATAAATTCTATCAATTCTTCCCAAATAGAATGAAAAATTTGTAATGATAGATTCATTTGATGCCAGAATATTTGCTGCAGAACTTCCAGAAGAATCAAATGTTCTTCCATAAAATTCTAGTGGTGATCTTGAATTTTCTATTACAGAATACCTAGAAACTCTAGGTCTAATATCGATAATATCAGTATTCCTTATCGAATTTACAGTTTGAATTTCTCTAACATAATCAAATGTATTATAAGAATTTTTTGTTGTAATATCACCATCATCTGTAGACTGGTAATATCCACTAGAAAAATATATTTTTAACTTCTTTGTTGGTTCCTTAGCATCAGATTTTCTAGTAATTAATCCTTGATCATAAAATGTTGATTTCTGCCCATTATTATATTTGTAATGATATGAAATATCAAAACTTGCAATTTCTATTGTTGTAATTACTGCCTCAATTTTAGATTCTTCAAAAACAATAACTTCACCCTGTCTAAAAGTATTTTGATTTTTTGGGATGAATGATATTTGAGAATCATTTATTTTTTCGGCATATATTGCAGATGCATTACTAGTTTTTCCAGTAAATCTTTCCCCAACAATTAAATCGGAAGTTTTAGTAGTTGGACCATTTATTGATGAAAGAATTACTTTTGGTGCTGATGGATTTGAAGTATTTGCAGACTCATAAATTGCATGAATTTCTATAATATCTGGAGAATTTAATGAAATAATTTCATCTTGAACTCTTACGCCAAAAGGATAATTTCCATATACCAATCCATCATTTAAAGTTGTTGTTCCAACTCCAGATGCTTCATACTTTGATTTATCTACAATTAATGCATCAACTCTGTTTTTAATTTTAACTTTTGCCTTTGGATTAATTTTACTAATAGTTACTACTAAAGTGGAATTTGAATCATTGCTTCCCAAATTATAAATTTGCAGTGATTTGCCATTATTTGTAATTTTTACTTTATCTGAAGTTAGTGTTTCTGTTGTTCCATCAGAACGAATCAGTGAATATCTTTCCTCAGTAAATGGCAAAAATGTTTCATTAGTTGATGCAGTCTGACTGGAAGAAAGTTGATTACTAGAAATTGAAACGGAATATTTTTTTCTAATTGTTAATGTTGCATTGGTTAAATCTACAGATTCTATATTTATTTTTGGTAATGGTGTATAAAGAGTATTGTCGCCTGAGGATTGTAAGTTAGTAGTTACTAATGTAAGGTCATTAATTTGCAAAGTAGATGTTGGTAAATATCCTTTAACAACTCCTACAACTGTGGATATCCCAGAAACATTAATTGATGTACTACCAACGCTAACAATCTTTACTAGAGTGGGATCTATAGAAATTCCGTTACTAAATTTGAGTAAATTTCCAACTCTCAAATTTTGTGGAAAAAGTGGATTTGCACTTACAATCGTACTAATTCCAATCGGATTATACGCACTAATAGTTGCTACACCAATACTAATTGAATTATCTTGAATAACATCGGCAGTAAATGTAATTGCTGTTCCTACTATTGCATAAACAGATTTAATATCAGAAATTCCATATGATGTTACTGCAACAGCAACTCTATTATTTTCAATTCCATCAATAATAAAAGATTCGTTCTTAATAAATTCACCATTCTTTTGATAAACTGTTAAAGCGGCCCCTGCAGATACAGGTTCTTTTAGAAATGCAGTTGCTCCACTATACTTACCTTTAATAAATGTTGAAATTGGAAGCGTAATTGGCTCATTAAGAGTAATTTCAGAAATAGTTTGGATATCGTATAGTGAAATATCCCATTGATTTATATTTGAATTTGAATTATTATAACTTCCAGAAGAAAGATTAAAGTCATAAATCCTTGCCAAACCAATTTCTTTACCATATTGTAAAGTTGAAGCAGAACCTACTCTACTATCTCTCAAACTTAAGATATAGGTATTTCCAATACCTATAGTTGGAGCTCCATAAACTCTATTGAGTTTTAATGTGGGCCCAGTATAATAATTAATTGCTTGAGCAGTTAAGGTGCTCACAGTCCTTGGTTTTGGAATATCCAAGAATACTGTACCAGTATTTTCTACCTCATATCCTCTTACAAATGCCTTTCCAGGAGATACTTGACAGACTGCTAAATCTTCGGATGGAGTGGAACCTCCATAAGTTAATTGGTTTGAATTAAAAATTCCATTATTTCCAAGATTATTATTTAAAGATTCTTTTACGGAAATATCAAAAGGAGATACATAATAATCGCCAGATTCCTCATAAGTTCTTCTTGCCAATTCATCTTGAAATACAGATGAATTTGTCCTTTTATTTGATTTTAAAATACCATCATTTACTGTCGCTAATTCAATAAAATTATTATCATCAAAATCAGTTAAACTTTTTTTAAATAGAGATGCAGTAATTTTTAATCTATCTGCCCCTGGTGCAGCATAATTGTTAAATCCTTTTGAATTATCATTTAAAGTCGTATCAACATCTGAATTTATTATTTCTTCTGCAATTAATAATCCAATTCTGTAATTTGGGGTATTATTGTATTGTTCTAGTAATATTGTCTCATTATTTACAGCAATAAAATTTCCTTTAGCAAAATATATGCCATTTGAAATGGAATATGCAGAACCAATCGAAGTTGCATTAGTTGCAATTGTTGAAGCAAAAGCTTCTCCAGTGGCAATTATTGTATTACCTGAGATTATTGTTTTGTCGGAAGATAACAATTCTCCATCTGAAAAATATAATGTTGAATTGTCGTTAGTGTTGGATGAAAGATAACTTACATAAAGTGTTGTATTTCCTCTTTCAGATTCATCTGACATCAAAACTCTTTGAATAATTGCAGTTACTCCAGATGTCAGTCCAGTAATTTTTGATCCAATCAGCTGATCAATATACTCTACTATTGCAATTCCAAGATAAGTGTCATTTAATTCAACTGCATAATATGATTGACTATACGCAGTATTACCTGGAATTATTTTGGATCCTTCCTTAAAGAAGTGTTGTCCAAATTTTTCAATTTGATTTTGTAATATTGACTGTAAAGTTGTTAACTCTCTTGCCTGAACAGGATATCCAGGCTTAAACAACACTCTATAATAGTCATTATTTGCATCAAAATCATCAAAATATGGAGCAACATTGAGATTGGTTTCTTGTGACATAATTCGTTAAAACTGCAATATGATTTTAATATCTTCTTTTTGGCTTGTTGATCTTGTAATTGAAGGTCTATTATCTACATAGATGATATTTCCAGAATATTTTTTGACTTCTGGTTGAGAGATACCTTGTGCAAATGATTGACCTAGGTAATATGTCTTACTATTTATTACTGTTGAAATGCCGGTAAATGATGTTTGTATTGCAAGATTAGTTTCTGTTCCAACAATACTAATACTTCCTCCCCCAGCAAAATCTGGATTTGCAACAAATCTATTTAAATTGAATCCATATGATGGAGAAGAATTTTGAGTTGCATCAGTATTAAATCCAGAAGTTGTTCTATCTTGCCAATATTTTAAAACTCCCGTCACTTTATCATAAGAGATAACTCTACCAACAGCAGTCGAACCAAGTCCTATTGTTTGAGTTATTAAAGAATCTGCAGTAAATGATGCAGAACTATATCCAACTCCAGTTAATTTTAGCGCATAAACACCACTAGCCTTATCATCAACTAATAATGAAGAAGAATTATATTTTAATGGATTTTCAATAATACCAATTCTTGCAATTTGATTTCCAACTATAAAATCTGGATTTTCAGTATCATTCTCAATTCTAGAATAAATTAAAGCATTTCTTGCTCCCAATTCTCTATAGATATCTGAACCATGTCCTCCAGATGGGGGAATAATTATATTAAATATTGGTTTTGTTGATCCAGTTGGAACATTTCCTGAAGCAAGATCCAAAGTACCAAAGGTATAACCATCACCACCGGAAGAAATAGTTACAGATTCTACTTTAGATGAACTATTAATAACAACTGTAGCTTCAGCCCCAGAACCATCACCTTTAATTGGCACCCTCGTATAAATTTTATTTGCAGTTCCTAATCCAACACCTCTATCTACAATAGTTATAATTTTTAATTGATTGTTTGGCGCAGATGAATTATTTCTTACTGGAGAATAATCTGAATTTGTTTCCCAGTCAATTGGAACTGGCATAAAATTTGTAGAATCAAATTTAATAATATCACTTGGTTTAATAGTATACAAATATTTCCATGTATATCCATCTCCACTAGAACCTGCTTCTTTTGGTTCTAAATCCGTAAATGTTGGTTCATCTAAAGAAGCTCTTCCAGAAGGATTTTCTGGAGTAGTTCCATTTTGCAAACATATATAAACCCTATAATCACTATTAATTACATAATAATTTGCATCATATAAACTTGTTGCATCTGAAGGTTTAGATCTATTAGTACTTTTTATATCATGACGATACATATCATATGTGACACCAGATTGCCAAGTAATTTTTCTTATAACTTGCTTAATATCAGTAGAATTAATTTTTTTAAGAGCGATTAGAGTGTCCCAATAATTATTTTCTTCATCAAAATTATCTTTTGGATCCGGTGGAGAAATATCCCAGGTTGAACTTATATCATTTGAATTTGGAAGTCCTACAAATGTATAATAAGAATTGTTTGTTGAAGCGACACTTGCAATAAAATTCTTTGCATTTAATATACGAAATTGATCAGTTATAATTGCTGACATATTTGTTTTTTTATTTATTTATCTATGTTAAAGTGAAGAGTACCCAACATATTTTAGTGGAGAAATTCTAGTCACTGTTGATGAAGTTGTAATTCCCAAAATTCCATTTTTCACATAAGAATTAAATATTTTTGGGTTACTTCTGCTACCTAAAATTATTTTGCCCCAGGAAAATTCTCCATAAAAAGAACTATATCCAATTCCACTTAAAGAATTATAACTTGAAATACTGGTTACAATTCTTGCCACATATGTGAGAGCAATTCCTGGAACTGAAGTTTGGGCGATCGAAACGCTGGCAACTTCATAAACTCCATTTAAAAATTGAGTACTAACTCCTAAAATGGAACCATCTTGATATAGTGATGTAACTCCATTTCCAATATTGCTATTATTTACAACAAAATAATATCCAGTTTGAATGCCACTAGTGGTTATAATGCCAGTAATTGAAGAATTTCTTAAATATGAATTTTGTGGAATATAAAAATCAAAAATAAGTCCAGTAGAAGCAACTCCAACAGAAGTTGTTTTTACCCCAACAATTATTCCAAAATCTCCTTCATAAGATAACGAAGTATTTGTTTCATATATTGATTTTGGAATTTCTATAAGAACTTGTGGCGGATTTGAGCTTGTATACCCTGCCCCTGCGGTGTTAATTGATATCGATGAAACTGTACCACCAACAGAAATTGATGCTGTTGCCGCTGCTGTTGTGCCCAATCCAACAGGAATATTATCCGCAATATTATATGTTGTTGCTGGAATGGAAATTCCATATCCAGCAGGATCGGCAATAGAAACAATCGGATTTGTTGTGTAACCAACTCCACCATTGGAAATTATAATCGATGATATAGTCCCCGCATAAGATACTATTGCAGTCGCTGCTGCAGAAATGATATAATCTTGAGATAAAATTGCAATAGAATATTTATTCTTTGTTGTTGTATTTTCCTTTATTGAATCAAAGAAAGTTTTTACACCTTCAACAAAAATTACTGTAGAACCAACACCAACTGATTGAATAATATTTGTTGTTGGATTTACTAAAGGTTCATAAAGAACTCTACTCTTGCTAATAATTTGCCCATTAATAATTTTATCTGAAGTTTGTTTACACCAAGTTACTGGTCTAAGACAAAGTGAATTTACAGAAATTCCAGCACCGTCATATGGATTTGTCTGAACAGTATCTGAAGAAATAACTTCTTCTACCAACCTCTTCTCTTCTTGTATAGAATACTCACAAAGAGTGAAATCATCATTAATAGTTAAATTGTCACCAATTTTAACTGTAGGTAATATATCCTTATAAATGACATCAACATCACCATTTCCTTTATAGAATAAAATTTTACATCTATCACCAGAAGTTGCATTATCTGAGGATGAACCCTTTGGAGCTTCTGCAAATGCAATAACACTCCCTCCAGTAAAAGTATAACCCTCCCCAGGAACTTGTAAAATATCATTTAAAAATACCAAAATAGTTGTTTGAACATCGATAACAGATCCTTTTGCAGCTCTTATGGTTAGTGGAGAATTATTTTTTGAAATTGTAAATGATTTTTTAATTCCATCAAATTGACTTTCAATTGTATCGAGTACTTCAAGTTCCCCAACATTCCATCCAGAAAATGAGTCTGAAATTGTTTTATCAATTGTAATTTGAAATTCTTTAAATGACTTTGAACTATCAAGAGGAATTCCAGTAGTTCCTCCAACAGAAACAGTTAATATTTGTTTTTGTCCATATCCATATCCAGTATTATTAATTTCGAAATTAATAATACTGGATCCTTGCCCAACAACAATATCAATTGTTGCTTCAGTTCCAAATCCAGAAGGAGAAGATGTGCTATAAATTAAGGGAATATTTGAATAATTTAAAGGTTTGTCAAAAATAACAGCGGGTGGATTTGATGTTGTATATCCTATTCCCGGATTGGTAATTGCAACAGAAACTATATTTCCATTAGAAATTGATGCAATACCTACATATTGAATATTTGGAATACCTGTTGATGAAGTAACAACTCCCACTTTCACAATTTTCTGAATTCCCGAACGATACCCAGAACCACTATTACCAATACTGATTGTAGAAATAGTTCCTGCTATAGAAACTACCGCAGTTCCTCCTGCTGAAACAAGAGGTTGATATCCAAGTCCTTCTGTTGATCCAACAGAAACAATAATTCCTCCAATAGGAATATTTGCGTTATTTGCATCATATCTAATAGATGTTGCTGTTCCAGTAAATGTTATACTAGTAATTCCAGAAGATTCTGTTAAGTTATAATCTTGAGGTATTGGCAACAATCCTGTTGGTCCTTGAAAAACTCCATTAATTAAAATTATGGAATTGTTGGTTGAAAATCCAGAAATATTTTGTTTTCCTGAAGTTAGAGTAAATTTCTTTGTCTTGGCATCAAAATATTGTGAAATATCATCAAAAATATAATTTCTTGTATAAGTTTCTTCAGTTGAATTAATTTGTCCAGATTTCAAAAAAGTTCTTCCTTGAAATCTTGCATAAGTTGTAATTCCACTCCAATCTCTTTCACTTGGTGGATTAGTAGAACTTCCAATTGGTATTGGACCTTGAGGTGCCTCTACAAAATTAATTTTATTATTTACAATATTATAATTTCCTTGAACTTTGGTTACAACAGAATATGCTGTATGAGTTGATAATCCTGTTCCCATCCAGGGTCTTTCAACAAAAATATAGTTTGTACTGCCCAAACCAACTGTGTTGATTCTCATAATTTCATCATCTACTTTAATTAAATCACCAGAAAAGAAAGAAGTTATTCCTGAGAATTTAATTATATTATCAACAACACCAATATTAGTTGTCAATCCTGTAGTTACCGAAGTTGCTACAATTGGAGATTGAATAAAATTATTAATAGAGATTAAACATTTTCCATTTTGATTTATTGAAGTAAATGTATGAGAAGTTCCAATACCAACATTACTAATATCTAAAGTTTTTGGAATAACTTTCAATGCATCTTCTGCAGATGCAGATAATCTTACTTTTTGTTCATTTACTTTAACAATATAAACTTGAGATGGTAATTTGCTTGTAGTACCTATACCAGTAATAGTGGTTGTTCCAATTCCAATCGCTTGAGTGGTTCCAGCTCCGGAATAAGTATACAATACTTTTTCTCCAGTCACAAAATAATGTTCTGGAATAATTATTGTGTCAGAGGTAATATCAACAATATTAGCACTTTCTCCGTTGAAATCTCTTTGAAATATTTGTCTTTGATTATGCTTTAAATCAAACTCTCTTTTAATATCTGTCTCTGTTCCTCCATAAAATCCATATCCGGCTGTAATTTTTGTATTGTTTAATAAAATTTCTGTAGAACCCAATTCATATGCATCAGCTATTTGCATACTAATTTGGAAAGTTCGAACTTGAACGTTAATATTTGCATTTGGTGTAAAAGTTAAATTTGTATAGCCGGAGGTAGAAACAGCAGCTCCTATAGTTCCTAATGAAGAATATGTTTCTAAATTTCCATATTCCGTCATATAAGTATCTGTCCCATCATCAATAACAATAACCTCCGACATTTGATATCTACTATTTGTTGTATCTTCAACACTTACTATAAAATATGATGCAGAGTGTTCATTTGGACCAGTATTTGGATATTTTGTTATTATATTTTGAATTGGTGATGAAGTGGATGCGATTGAAACATAAGAAGAATCTAAAAATGATATATTCTGCTCATTAGAATTGAGATACTCTGTACCTACACCAGTAGATATTGTACTTGATAAAGATACACTAACTGTATTGATAGTGGCAGCCACTCCGACATTTGGTGTAAAATTCAAATTTAAATATCCAGAAGAAATATATGCATTATATGTTCCCAATCCAGTACTTTGAAATGTATCTGTCGAATGATTTGTGATTTGTGCATATTCCAAAAATTCGACGTTTGTTCCATCATGAATCAAACTTACCTCATTGATTTGAATTTGTCCATCATTTCCTCCATCTATTTCGACAAGAACTTTGGAAGTTCTAAAGGTAGTTCCTATTGAAACAATTGTTGTTGGTGTAGATGGTGAAGCAAGAACATTACTTGTTCTTATATCAACAATATTTCCAAGAGAAGTGCTACCAATTCCAGTTACCGAATTTAAAATATCAATACTAGTATGACTGATATCATAATTGTTAACTGCATATTTTGTTGGATAGAATAGAAGTTGCCCCTCAGCTCCAGCAATATTGAAATCAAAACTTCCCAAATCCTGCTGAGTATTGACATTACCATATTGATTAATATAACCAATTCCCTCATCATAAAATAATGAAACAATACAAAATTGTCTTTCTCCAACATATCTCTTATCTCTCACATATGTAAAATATTTTTTATACTTGGATTGCAAATCAAAAGTATCAACAATAGAAAACTTAGTTGGACGAGGATTACTATTAAATTGATTGCTTATATCATCTATTGTGAGAACTCTATTTCCAAACGATTCATAATAATCAGTTAAAACTCTAGAGTTGAAATAAATTTCATCTGAAACTTTTTTATCTCCAATATTAAGAGAATTTTCAGTCACTAAATCAAAATCTGTATAACAATTTAAATTAATTTCATTATAGACATCAACAGTAATATCAATATCACTACCTTTATTATCTGAAAAAACTCCACCAAAATTATCATCCATAGATTCAATAATCAAATCACTAAATTTTAAAAATCCTGACGGATGGTTGAGAGAACTTACTGCATCATCCCAAGTATTAAAAGAAACTTTGGATTTGAGTGAATAGGAAAAGTTTTGGTAATAATTGTTATCACATATTCTTTCGGTATTATAATTTAAAAATCCAGATTCTTTACTCCAACCTTTTTTGACAATTGATGAAGATCCCAATACAATTTCTGAATTAAAATCAATTTTATTTTTAATTGCGCCTTGAGTTCTTGAAGTTTGTCCAACAAGAATATCTCCAACTTTAAAATCTTTAGAGGTGGAAACTTTCAATAAATTAATTTTATTATTCCAACTTTCAACAATTCCATAATTATCTCCAACTTTTACAGATTCTCCAATAGAAAAATCATTTTTCTTTAATTTAATATTGAAAACTGGAAAATCTTTTTCTGCAATAATTTTTCCAGAAGAATTAATTTTATCAAAATTTCCTGGAATTTCTCCCAAATTCAAATAGTTACTTAAACTATAAGTAACTACGCCAACATTTCCTCCAAGAGCACTATTTCCTGCAGGAACTTTTGTTAAAGTAAATAAAGCATATCCATATTCTGAAGAATTATATCCTTTACCAGTAGAACCAACCCCAACACTAACATTTTCAATTAGAACTTTATCTCCCACCGAGAATGGAAAGGAATCACTAAATCCAGTATTTAATCCAACTGTCACCTCATTTGTTGAGATATTGTGAGAAATTGATTTAATATTAATACCATTGGAATTTGATATTGGTATAATTTTTGGAGTTACATTATAAATTCCAAAAGTATTTTGAAGTATTTGTACATTTGGGTTACCTATATTATATTTTAATACAATATCTTTTACAACTTTATTTGTATACCCATCTAAGACAACAAGATTCGGTGCGATTGAATAATTTTTTCCAGCAGAAGTAATTCCAATTTCATCAAATGATGTTAGTGGTTCTATGAATAAAATTTCTGGCAAATTGCAAACAGGTCTTAAAGTATTATCTGTTGGGTAATCAAATCCAATATCCCCGATAGTATATGATGTTATTGATCCTATTGACGTACTAGATGGCTCAAGTAATGCACCAAATCCATTACTTGTTCTGATTGTAGAAATTCCAACAATAGAAGAATATCCCTTCCCCCCATAAGTTACTTTAATATCTGATATTGCACCAAAAACAGATGTGGAATTTGTAAAATATTCAATAAGAGATTCATTAAAAGAATACGAAGAACTTTCAGGATATTGATTTAAATTAAAAGTAAAAGTATTATTTGTTCCAACTCCAGTTATTACTTGTTTTCCAGAATAGTTACTATTGATAATATTTATTTGATTGAAATTTAATACTTCGGTATCAATGATAATTTCTTTTTTTGTTGACGGGGAAATATTTGTATTTTTTGGAGTAAATTTGTAATATAAATTAGAACTCAAATAATCACTGACAATTAAGGTTAAAGATGCATTGGAAGTAATTCCAACATTTCCAACTTTAGAAACTTCAAAGAAATTTCTATATTTTGAACTATCAAAAACATTTTTAAACTGATTATCTTCATATAGATTTAAATCAAATGCAGAATAAAGAGTAGAAGAATTTGTGAATGATAAAGAAGAATCTGATAAATCAAATTTAACTTTAGTATTTTTATAAGCATTAATTGGTGGATTAACTGCGGAAATATTTCCTGAAGAAGAAGATGAAATATCTACAATTTCTTCATTTTTTGATTGATAAAATGTATTAGAAAGTTTTATTTTATCTTTTGTGTAATAAACAACGTAATATATTTCTTCGTTAGTCACTCCTCCCGATGGCGAAGTTGAAGTATGAATTACTTTATCGCCAGTTTTATATCCATGATTTATAAGAGTAATTGTATCATCAGAAATATTGACATCTGATGCACTAAATGATTTTGGATTAAATATTATTCTTTTATTGTAATCATCATACTTTACAATTATTGTCGTTGTAGTAAATGGTTTTACGGATAACTCCACAACATCATTAATCGATAATCCATGCGTCTCTGCCGTCGAAACAGTCACTACATTTTTATTAATCTCTCCCAACACAACATTTTGTTTGTTTGTTATGAAACTGTGATATAATCCAGTTCCTATTCCAGTAAAATAAAGTAAACTTTTGTTGGAAGTTGTACTGGCAACTCCAACAAAAGTTCCTGTTGTTCCAATTCCAACTTTAAATGTTGAAATGCCAATTAAATCGTTGGAAATTTTTGCAACATAAACAATGGATTGATTTTCAAAAGAAAAACTTGTTGTTCCATTTGTAGAAACTCCAATTGAAGATCCTCCATTATTATTTGTAGAATAAGTTAGAATATCTCCAGTTTTTAATTTGTGATTTGGAATATAAATTGATTGGGTGGGAATAAAAATTTGAGTCAATCCTGCCCCTGGATTTGAAAAATAAATTGTTGTTCCTATTCCAACTCCGCTTACAGATCCAAGTCCAAGAGATTCTATTGGATTAAAATATATTTCTTTATTTAAATTAAATGCAATATCATTTTGAGATTTTGTTTTGAATGTAAATTTTCTAGTATTTTCTGTTATTGTTGTTAAAGCATCGTGAGAAGAATCCGATGTTCCATTATACTTTCTAAGTACTCTTATCCTTGAATTTTTTTGATCAACATTTAAAACTTTAACTTGTTCATTATCGATTGTTAAAATGTCATTTTCTACGATTTGTGGGTATGATATTTCTCCAGAAATATTAAAATATGTAACTATTCCTGTTACTCCAGTACTTCCTATTCCAGTGTTTAATATGAAAATATTTGAGCTTATTCCAATATTAAAAGAGTTCTGCAGCGCTGCAATAGATGTATTTAATCCAGATATGGATACCAAATCAAAATCTAAAAATTTATGTGGATATGTTGAAAATCCAATATAAGTATCATATGAATTTAAAGGAAAAAATTGAATATTTGAAATTATAGTCGATGCCACACTAATATTTGTAACTTCCTTTCCTAATACTTTAGAAACTTTTGCTATTGCTTTTGATGTTCCTTCAAGAGTATCAAATACTACAGAATCATTGACTTGATAATTATTTCCTCCCGTTATAATTCCAATTGATTCTATAGAACCTTTGGAAATTTCATTAATATTAACTGTAAAATTTTTTAACTTATTTGGTTGAAGGAGAAAATCATAATGTGAATTATTTTTAGTTAAATTGTAAGGTGTTGTATTCCTAAACCATTCGCTTTTATTTAAATTATATGAAATTTGATTTGATTTTTTATCAAAATTGAATGGATTTGGTTTTGATTTGAATGTATTTCCAATTAAATATGGAAATATTGGTTGCCTATATTTTGCAAAACATCCAGAACTATCGACGGAAATTGGATTTACAGTTGCAAAATATGCGTAGGTTCCCATAGGAAATTCGGGAGTTTTGCAAAATCTTCCATTATGCTCATCAAGATCTCCAGAATTATCAAATTCATAATCATCAATAAAAAATCCTTGTGGGAATGGTGGTCTATTTGTTTTGGTTATTATTTTATAACCAGATTGCATTATCCGTACAGAACCTTGAGATTTTGTTGAAAATCCATATGGACCGTAAATTGGATTTCCATCGTAAGCCCATCCAATTATGGGGGAATGATAATCTGACGATATTTCATTTCCACCACTATTTTTCTGCAAATCAAACACTCCATATTTTATATTATTATCAGCATCTCTCCCATAGATTGATTCTCTCAATTTTCTGGGCGCATATAGGTGACAATATTCAATACCAAAATCTTGATTAATCGATTTTTTAAGAATTCCATCATCATCTGAAATAATATTCAAATATTTTTGAAAAAGATTTACTGTCCACTTTTGAATATTTACTTTAAAAGCTGCATTTAGTCCTGGAGAAATAATATTGACTGCAGTTTTATTACTATATCCAATTCCTGGATTATCAATCCTAATTGAAATTATTTTTCCTTCATTTATAATTGGAACCAATTTTGCATATTTGCCAACACCTTCAACTACTAAATCCGGTGGGGAGTTGTAAAAGCTTCCGGAATCTATAACCAAAACTTCTACTATTTTTCCATCATTGACAATTGGGAGTAATCTAGCTCCGCTTCCATTTAAAAGAGTAACTAACGGATATCTATCATAATTTAAAATATCTGGAGAACCATATCCAGATCCAGGATTTGTAATTTGAACAGAATTTATATATCCCCTAAAAATTGGTTGAATTTTTGCTGAAAAATCTTGCCCAAAAGTGGTAGAAATTCCAATTTCTCCGAAAATATTTACTGAAATTGGCTCATAATTGAAAGTATGATATCCTAAACCAGTTGATTGTAAATTAATATATTGATTGTTTTCATAATAAAAATACTTGTATATAGAATTAATTCCAATATTAGATAATTTGAAATTATCATTGTCAACTTTTGTTACAATATAATAGCTGGAAGTGCTTAATCCTGATATTGGTAAATTATCATTCGAATATGTAATTATTTCTCCAGATTCATATTGGTGATTGGATATATTAATTTGATTTGATGCTGTATTAATTCCAGCAGAAGATATTGTTCTTTCTTTATTTTGATATCCAAATCCAGAATTAGTTACAACTATATTGGAAATTATTTGTTTTTTATTTGCAGATTGTAATCTATGAGTTCCTGAAGAATATGAAGAAATATCTATGGTATTGATACCAGAAATTGCATCTACTTTTGTTTTGTGGAGTGTTACTGTATATGCATCAATTGGATATACATAATAACTTGAATTAGTATTTAATCCAGAAATTGCAACTTGTCCATCAGATTTGTATAAAATTTCTTCAGAGTTTCTAAATTTATGGTATGTCGAAAATCCTATTGTATTATTCGAAAGATTGATTAAATTTGATTCTATTGTAGCATTAAAAGAAACAGAATGCTCAATAAATGTTGTATTAACTTCTGCCTTTGCACCTACCCCATTTCCACCCGTTATGGTTACAATTGGACTTGAAACATAATCAAATCCAGAATCTAAAATATCAATTCTGGCAAGATTTCCATTGATTGAGCATTTTCCTGTTGCACCAATTCCAAGTTCATCTTGAATTGATAATATTGGCGGATTAATAATATCATAATTTCTTCCTGGAGAGGAAATATCAATAGAATTTATTGCCCCATATCTAACTATATCTTCAGATTTATAGTTGACAATTTCTACACCGTTAATCAATATACCAAGACATCCTGGTTGTGTATCATATACACCACTTTCATTATTTGGAGATTTAATCTCTCTCAATAATCTTTGGTGCTGCAATTTATTATTGGCATACTCTACATATTCAAAACTATTTGAAGTTACTATTCCAGATACCGAAATAAATTCTTGATTATAAAGATTTGCTGGACTTGTAGCAATATTAAATTGATTTTCATTTATCCTCCTAATATAATAAATTCCTTCCTGCATGTTGGAGAATTTACTTACTATCTCTAAACCACTATCCAAATCTGTTGTTTTATATGGAATATAATATACAGCATCTCCAGTATAATATCCATGATCTACAACATCATAAAAATTAAATATTGTTCCTTCATAGTATCCATCTAAATTTAACTTTCTATTATAAAAATTTAAAGGTTGATTAGTATAGTTTGGTATTGAAGAAGAAGATACCAAAACATCATGATTAAATTTTACATATGTATTTTCTACATTTGCATTGAAATAATTAACATATGAATAATCTGATAATTTTGAACTTAAACTTGGTTTTAATAATTTCCTTTCTACTGTATAGTAATTGTCAGTAAGTTCTCCTTGCCCAGTAATTGATAAATTGTAATTGTCGTTTATTTTAGTTACAATTGCGTTTTTGGAACCAAATGATGATCCAGAAATAATTAAAGAATCTCCAGTTTTAAAATTATGATTGTCATATGTAGTAATTTTATATGTAAAATCTGAAGAATCTATCAATAGATAATTTTTTACATTATATTTTACTGCAATATTATAAATCCAACTGCTTGTTTGTGGACTTTCTGTTGTTATTCCAAGAGTTTTTACAGTTGCGATATCATTTTTTGTATAATAATAAGGTTTATCATAAATTTTTAAATCAGATAAAACAGATCCTATTCTAACTTTAACCTGTGAAGTAGTTCCAACACCAACATATCCATATGCATAGACATTTAGAGTAACATCTTCTTTTGAATTGATAGTCGAAGTTACATTTGAAACATTAAAGAATTGGTTATTTGACTTACTTCTGTATGTAACTATACCAACCAATCCATTTTCATATGTTACATATAGTTCACCAGAATTTGGAAATCCTATAGTTGAATCTACATCAATAACAGAAGAACCAAAGGAAACTTGATTTATTATTTTTGTTTTTGGATGAACAGAAAATTGTCCATATATACTTCCACTCAAATTAATATCTTTTGCATAATCATAATCCAGACTTAATTTGTAATAATATTTTTCTCCAACTAATGTTTTTTCGACATTAGTAATAGATCCATAAGATTTTAAAATTCCATAATTTTCATAATCATCTTGATATAAAGTATTGTTGACGAGTTCTGCGGGATTGCCAGATATACTCTCAACTACAATATCATTTGTAATTCTATATTCCGCATCTGAGGGTCTAAAAAGATGATCTTTTGGTTTAATTACTTCAACATTTTCACCATATAGTGCATTGAAAAGAATTTTAAAGGAATTGTCAGTACCTTTTGTCGAATAAAAATCTTTTACCCTTGAAATGAAAAGTTTTTGATTTGAATTACTATCCAAACTTCTATTATCAAATCCTGGAGTAAATTGATATTTTATTTTTTCTAGAAATTCTACCAAAAATAAAGAACTTAGATTCTTAACCTTAGAATCTTTTTTATGATCAGCAACTTGAGATTCTGAAAATACCAATGTATCTGGATTATTTGGATTGTGATAAGATGTTACTCCACTAAATCCACGGATGCATCCAGTAAAGGATCCATTTGTTTTTGATTCATATAAGATAATTTCATCATCAATTTGAATTAATCCATATTTTTCTGGAAATTTATATGTGCCAAATACATTTGCAGTGATATCAAATTTTACATCAATAGTTGTATCTGCAAAAGATATATCAGCATTCAATTCTGTATAATCACTATTATCCAAAACAGATTCTAATTTTAAATATTGATCAATATTCTGAATCAAATCAACTGGACCACCAGGATATTCTTGAGAAATATAGTATTGTTTTATGAATTCTGCGATTAAAGGAAAATCCTCTCTTACAAAAGAAGGAAGTTGATTCTCTACTACGTTTTTAACCGTTACTCTTTTAGAATCTGTTGATATCATTTTTTATCTTATTAAAGTTCCATTTGTATAACTTGAAGAAACTACATAATTAGTTCCTGAAATATCGTATCCAGATGAAATTCTATCTGGCTTAATATTGATGTTTGTCTTATTGATGTCCAGTTGCAAATATAAATCTTGCAACCCAATTACATCATTTGAATATGGCGATGTGGATATTTCAATAATCGGTGTTCCTTTATTAATAACTGTATTAGTTATATTGATTGGAGAAAGCAATATTTCTCCTCTAGTGTAATTAATTGTGCCAATTGATTTTCTCACAATTAATGGCTGATTTGGAGAATCTAATTTAAATAAAAATATTTTTCCAGTCTCCATATTTGAATCTGGAATATCTGAAATATAAACAGTTCCAATAATACCACTTGCGGAGAATCCAGAAGACTTAATATTATATCCATTTTCACTCTTAATGTGGAATCTATTTCCAAAACATATTTCATATGATGCAAAAGTATTCAAAGAGGCTTTTAAATCTCTTCTAATTATAATATTCGTAATATTTGATGTAATAGCATTATTGCTATCGTCAATAATTTTTAAAAATTTACTATATTTAAATCTTGCGCCAAATTTATTTAATTCTGAAGATTTTGCATATTTTTGAATATTCGATGAAACGATTGTACCTAAAGAGTCTACTGAAGATGCAAAATTTGTATTATAATATGCGTTAACAGTTGGTTCAATATAAAGATATTTAAGATCAATAATTTCTGCAGTAATTCCAGCAATTGAATATTTTTTTATTTCTTTTTTAATATTATCTTTAATTAAATTTGATAGATATGCACCATTGGATGGTTTAATACTTATAAAAACTTTTCCAAATTTTGGAGGATTTAATTCTTCACCACCAAACACCGAAATAGATTGAGTTTCTGGATAAATTGTAGGAATAATTGCTTCATAATCATTTGAAGTAACTGCTCTATTCTGAGCTGAATATATTTTTGGAGCATATTTTTTGATTGAGTCAACACTTTCAATATTCGAACCAGACGCCGATGCGTTAGTAGTTACTAATAAAGATATTCCAGAATCAATCGAATATCCGGTTCTTGTTGCAATTAATTTTCCTGCAAATGAAAATTGAAATATTCCATTTGCACTTTCTCCTTTTGATACTAAGTAAGATACTTCAATATAGTTTGGCGATTGCAATTTAATTCCAAAGTTTCCATCACCAAAAATTAACTCATATCTTTCATCTTCAATCTCCTGAGTAAAGAAAATTGGAGATTCTGGTGTAATATCAAATAAACTATTTGCCTGGACAAACTTTCTTTGTATGTTTGCAAAACTATTTGGTTTTACATTCACACTTATTGTAGACGTATCAATTTGAGAATTTGGTAAAATGAATCTTTGATTTGGATCGAAAGAATCTACAGTAAAATCTGTTGTTAGATATGTTCCCTCATATACGTCAATATTATCAAAAGATGCAATATCATCAATTACTACAACTGTAATATCATCTAAAATTGAAAATGTATAACTTTCATTTGAAAATGATGATGATGTGCAAACTATTCCTTTATGTAATGTAATTGTGTCTGGTTTTGTGCCTTCTGCATATCCAGAAACATCAACAAAGAATGAAATATTTGCTTTGGCAGATTTTTTTGATTTTGGAACGTACCCAATATTACGCGCAAGAGAGACTACATTTTCTCTGAGAGTTGCACTATCAATGAATACCTCATTCGATACCATATTGGCATTGTATGATGTAATATAAGTGTTATACGCTAATATATCAATGATTGTAGAAAGATTAGATCCTTCAAAATCATAATCCGTAAAATTCGAATTAAATCTCAAATAATCTTTAATTGAAGTCTTTATCTGATCGAAATCTAGATTTGCAAAATTTACTAATGGCATTATCGTGTTGGTTGTAATGCGAATGATAGTTGTTGTGGTTGTGTGTCAATTCCAACAATATAGTATCTAATAGTTATATTAAATTCTAAATTGTCATAATCTGGAGAAACATCAACACCAATTAAATTAACTCTTGGCTCATAATTTTCAATAGTGTTCGAAACTTCATCTTTTATTGCAGAAGCAGTAATAACATCAATTGATTCAAATAATAATCTATTTACACCAGAACCTAATGAATTGTTAAAAAATCTTTCACCTTTCTCCGTCAATACCAAATTTCGAATAGAGCGAGCAATTGCATTTTCATTTTTAAGCACAATAATGTCATAGGTTAATGGATTAACCTGAAAGGAAGCACTAATATCTTTAAATGACTTACTAACTCTCTCTAATGGCATTTAAATATTAGTTTTCTTTCTATTTATTCACTAAAATTCGGTTAATGGAATTGGTTCAGTACCATATTCCCAATCATCATAGTCATCATCATTGCGAATTTTTTCATGAAGTTCATTTT